TAGTATTACCCATGGCCACTTCTGAGACATCTGAAACATCCGGGGGTCCCCCTCCGAGTGGCACTTTTCGTGCTATTTGCTTTACCGAGTTTGGTGACCCACCAGACTGGGACGTAGTGCAGCACAAGCTGAGGTTCATGGCGTATGGCCTTGAAACGTGTCCCACGACTCAGCGCGAGCACTACCAAGGCTTCGCGTACGCGCACAAGCCAATGCGCTGGAAAGCGTGGAAGAAGCTGTTCCCTAGGGCTCATTTCGAAAAAATGGCGGGCTCTTTTCAGGACAATGTAGTCTATTGTTCCAAACAGTCAAGTTTGATCAAATTTGGCGAGGAGCCCAAGCAAGGTGAGCGCAAGGACTTGATAGACCTTAAGCGTAAGCTGGAGGAGTACGCGCCGCGGCGTGGCACGACGACGTATGACGTGGCAGAGGACGAAGCGTACTTCGGCGTCGTCGCGCGTCACAATACATTCGCGTCTGGTTATTTAAGACACAAACGCGCTAAGATACTAAATGGAGACCGTACAATGCCCAAAGTGTATGTGCGAATTGGACCCCCGGGTACAGGAAAGACTAGATGGCTTGATCGCAAATTTGGAGTTGGTGGGTACGTTATTGCCCCAGACAACACAGGAAAATGGTTTGACGGCTGTGATCACGATGTTATCCTCTTTGATGATGTGGAAATTGATCAGGTGCCTCCGCTTTCGCTCTGGAAACGACTCTGCGACCGTTACCCTTTTGAAGTGCCTGTTAAAGGTGGATTCATCACGTGGAAGCCAAGAGTTATCGTCTTCACCAGCAACCACGCCGTCCACGAGTGGTGGAAAGACATAACCCCAGATAACCAACAGGCAATTGCCCGTCGCATATATAAGACAGTCTACGTAGACGGTACCGATGGCGATGAAACGCAAGAGGAGTTCCAGTCAGACGAGGACAGTGAAGGTGCGGAAGAAGGCCGCGCCTAAAACGATGACTGCACAGCGTAGGCTGATTCGTAGGATGATTTTGAAAACCACTGAAACTAAGTACAAGACGATCGCATTAGACAAAGAGGAGATATATCACAACAAGCTTTACAATTTCAGTAAAAATCTGTTAGAAGTATTTCCATCACAAGGAACAGGTGACGGTGCACGTGAGGGTGATGAGATAGTCACAACTGGTATGAAGGTAAGGATGATTCTAGGACAGAAATCTGATCGTCCCAATGTTAGCTACAAGGTATGGGTGGTGCATTACGATGACAGTACATCAGGTAACGCTATCACATATGGCAACTTCTTTCACAATGTAACTGGCAACGGTATGCTAGATGCTGTTCAAAACAAACGTTTCAAGGTGCTCAAGGCTTTTACAATCAAGTCTAAGGGAACCACGATCGAAGCAGGAGAGACTTCGAAGGAGTTTGTCCGTCCCGTCAAGTTCTGGATTCCTTTCAAGAAGAAGCTCAAGTTCGTGAGTGATGCCAGTAACAAGGCTTCTAATATTCTCCCTCAAATGAACGTCATCGTTCTACCATATGACGCTTATGGCACCTTGGGAACTGACAACATTGCTTACATGCAAGGCTCTTGCACACTCTACTACAAAGACCCTTAAACACCACAAGAATGGCAGCGAAGCCTGCTGCGGGAAGGCAGTACCACAGTACCACCTGTCGGCTTGAGAACTCCCATTCCTCTGATGATTTTTAGAAAGACCGCGTTTCGAAGAAACGCGAAAATCCATTTTTATTTTTCAAAATAAATAAAATCAAATTTGATCAAATTTGTGTAAAGTCGCAATCGCGGCAATTTTGGTACCAAAGTTTTTTCACTTAGTATATAGGGTGGCCATGGTT